ACCACTAGTGCCATTATTATCTAAGAGCGGAGGATTACATTGTTATTTGTTTTTAAAAGAACCGATACCAACTGTCGATCTAATCTCGGCACTAAAATCTTTTTTACTGCCTCTTGGATTAGATCCTGACACAGAGATTTTTCCAAAACAGAAAGAATTAAAGGAAGATGACAAGGGAGAAATCAAACCAGGAAACTTTATAAACCTACCATATTATAACAACGGCAACACTAAAAGATATGCGGTAGATAAAAATAATAATAAATTAGATATAGAAAAATTTATAACAGTAGCTGTTGAGAGTAGAATAGACAAAGAGCAGTTAGATAGATTAGTAGATGAAACATATAAAAATATATTAATAGGCACTGACCAAGAGTTTGAAGATGGTCCACCGTGTCTTGCCTTATGTTCAAAAAGAAAATTAGATGATGGCAGGGATAGATTCATGTATAATTACATGGTCTTTGCTAAAAAGAAATACAAAGATAAATGGCCAGATCAGGTTGCAAAAGCTAATTACAACTATCTGGAGGACCCTTGGGATAAATCTAAATTAGATTCTAAGATATCTGCATGGAGAAAAGACACTGCAGGTCATACATGTTATGAGGATCCAATACACAGTAAGTGTATGCGTAGTCTATGTTACACAAGACCTTTTGGTGTTAAATCAGATAGCATAACAATGTTTCCTGACATAACAGACTTTGAGATTATTATGTATGCAGAACCTGAATACAGATTTAATGTTGGACTACCAGATGGCACCAAAGCTGGCGTTGTGGCAAGCAACAGGAGACTTATAACAAAGCAGACAGAGTTGTTAGATCTGATATGGGAGCAGACAGGTATCTATCACGAACCACTAAAACCAAAAGATTTTAGAGCCAAGCTTACAGAATTTAGAAAAAATTCTACAACAATAACACCACCTGCGGGCACCCAGATAGAAGATAGATTAAAAGAAGAGTTATATCAATATTGTGTGAATGGGCCACGTGCTAGAAATAGGGTGCAGATAAATAGTGGGTCTTGTCTTACAGAAGAGGGTCATCACTTCTTCAGATTTAATTCTTTTATAGATCACTTAGGATCTAGTTGGAAAATACCAGAGGAAAGAATAGCGCAAAAACTAAAAGACAAATGTGATGTGGAGTTTAATCATTCTTTAAATGTAGATGGCAAAACAATAAAAGTATGTAGGGTCAAGCAACTACACATAGATAAGATAGAGTACAAACCAGTAGATAGGAAGAAGAGTAATTACTAATGAGATATAAAGTTGTGGGTCCACCAGGAACAGGTAAGACAAGAAGATTATTAAACGAGGTGCAAAGATATGTTGACAAAGGAGTTAAACTAAATCGTATTGGTTACTTTGCATTCACAAGAAAAGCTGCAGGTGAGGCAAGAGATAGGTTTTTAAAAATAAACACAGAACTTACAAAAAAAGACATTAAGTATTTTCAAACCTTACACTCTTTGGCTTTTAACAGATTGGGATTAAAAGAAGAAAACGTTATGCAGGATCTAAATTACAAGGCTATTGGTGACAGCTGTGGTATACAAGTTAAGTATGCATCGTATGAAATAAATAATTGGAATGGAATATTCTCATCAAACAGTGAGTATCTTGGTCTTATAAATCTAGCCAGGGTGAGACAGATACCAGTCTTACAACAATTAGATCTTAACGAACACTTATCTAAAATAGAGAGAGATAAACTAGAGGCCATAGATGCAGAAATAAATAATTACAAAAAAATATATGGTCTAATAGATTTTACAGACATGATACAAAAATTTTTAGATGCAGATAATACACCAAACTTTGATGTGATATTTGTGGACGAGGCACAGGATCTATCATTGATACAATGGTCCATGATAAACAAGATAGAGAAAGACACAAAGTGTGATGTGTGGGTTGCAGGTGATGATGATCAGGCTATATTTGGTTGGGCAGGTGCTGACGTGGATTCTTTTATTAATTATGATGCAGAGGAGATACCTCTAAAAAAATCAGAAAGAGTGCCAAGTATTATACAAGAAATGGCACTGGATGTCATTGAAAGAATACAAGATAATAGGATTGACAAAGAATATTTTCCAAAGTCTGATGATGGTGAAATATTTGAAAGATATAAAATATCTGACATAGATATGTCCACAGGTGATTGGTTGATACTGACAAGAACAAAATCTTTACTACAACCAATACCAAGATATCTAAAAAATAAAGGTTTGTTTTTCAACACCGCACAAGGAAACAGTATTGGTAAGAGTCTTCACGAGGACATACAGTATTGGTCACAATTGCAGAAAAAAATAACAATACCAGACATACAATTACAAAGAGTTAAAGAGAGAATAAAAGGACCTATGAATCTATCTCTGCATTGGTACGATGCATTTGACAATGTACCAGAGAGTCAGATAACATACATGAGATTACTATTACTAAACAATGAGGATCCAACGAAAGAGGCAAGAATAAAAATATCAACAATACATGGAGCTAAAGGTGGTGAGGCAACAAACGTTGTCTTATTTTTAAATCACACATCTAACACAATCAAAGGAGCTAAAAAATCTGTACAGAAAAAAGATGAGGAGTATAGGGTGTGGTACGTGGGTATAACAAGAACAATGAAAAATTTATACCTTATAAAATCACCCAACAAATCAAAGGAGTTTAAAATATGAGAGATGATCTAATGGTGCAACAACAGGTGGAGAATGTGTGGCAACACATGGTAGGCGTTATCTGTCTAAACCAAACTGGACGTAAGAAGGTAAAAAAGATATTGCCAAAACTTTTTGATAAATTTCCAACACCACAAAAATTATTGGAATCAGATAGAGAAACCATTGCAGATATTGTAAAAGAACTAGGCATGCATAATGTTAGAGCACAACGTATATGGAGGATGTCAGAAGAATATCTAAGATGGGATGGTGAGGATGCAACAAAATTATTTGGTATTGGTAAATATGGTAGCGACAGTTACCAAATATTTTACAAAAATAAAATACCAGAAAACGTGCAAGACAAAGAACTTAAAAGATACATAAGGGAGGAACTAGATGTCTAAAGAAGATCCATATCTAAAACAAGTTTCGGGGACACACTACATGTACATGGAGATACAGCCTGCAGAGTTTATAAATAAGAATAAATTGCTTTTTGCGGAGGGCAATGCTATAAAATACATATGCAGACATTCTCAGAAAGGTGGAGTGGAAGACATAGATAAAGCCATACATTATTTAGAGATGATTAAGGAAAGAGATTATAAATGATATTTAAAGCACAGACTGAGTGGGTAAAACCCACAGAGTTTCCTGATCTTAGATTTTGTGATGAGATAGCGATAGATTTAGAAACACATGATCCAGAACTTAAAACCATGGGCACAGGTTCTGTAATCAAAAAAGGTAAGGTTGTTGGTATAGCAGTTGCAACAGATGGTTATTCAGGCTACTTTCCATTTGATCACGAGGGTGGTGGTAACCTTGAAAAAGATAAAGTAATTCAATGGTTTACGGATATTTGTAAATCTGAATCAAGAAAAATATTTCACAATGCTATGTATGATGTGTGTTGGATAAGATCCATGGGCATAGATATAAATGGTGAGATAGTGGACACCATGATAGCAGCGTCATTGGTTAACGAAAATAGATTTAGATATGATCTCGGATCTCTTGGTTGGGATTATCTTGGTCACGGAAAGAACGAGGCAGAATTAAACAACGCAGCAAAGGAGTGGGGACTAGATCCAAAGGCTGACATGTGGAAGATGCCAGCAATGTATGTTGGTAACTATGCAGAAAGAGATGCAGAATTAACTTTAGGACTTTGGAAAGTGATGCAAAAAGAAATGATAGAACAAGATCTACATTCTATATTTAGTCTTGAGACTGATCTTTTTCCTTGTCTGGTAGATATGCGATTTCTTGGCGTGAGAGTGGACGTTCAAAAAGCTCATAGATTGAAGCAACAGCTAGCATCAGAAGAAGATAACCTCCTGCAACAAGTAAAAAAAGAAACAGGAATAGATACTCAAATATGGGCAGCAAGATCGATAGCCAAAGTTTTTGACAAATTAAATTTACCTTACGATAGAACTGCAAAAACACAGGCGCCCTCCTTTACAAAAAATTTTCTTTCTATGCATAAACATCCTTTGGTGCAATGTATATCAAAAGCAAGAGAGATTAACAAGGCACATACAACATTTATAGATACAATAATAAAACATGAACATAATGGTAGAATACACGCTGATATAAATCAGATTAGATCAGATAGTGGTGGCACTGTCACCGGTAGATTTAGTTATTCTAACCCAAACCTACAACAGATTCCTGCTCGCAACAAAGACTTAGGTCCATTGATCCGATCCCTCTTCGTACCTGAGTCTGGTTGTGAGTGGGGATGCTTTGACTACAGTCAACAAGAGCCAAGACTTGTAGTGCACTATGCATCCCTTGATCAAGACACAAGCGTCTTTGGTGTCAAAGATTCTTATCTACAACATGACGCTGACTTTCATACTATTGTTGCAAAAATGGCCGACATACCAAGATCACAAGCCAAAACAATTAATCTTGGATTATTTTATGGTATGGGTAAAGCTAAACTGCAAGCAGAACTAGGTGTATCAAAAAACAAAGCAGAAGAATTATTTATGATATATCATGAGAGGGTTCCGTTTGTAAAAACTTTGATGAACTCTGTATCTAACAGAGCACAGCAACGTGGACAGATAAGAACTTTACT